CGATCGCCTTGACTCCGTCAACTCCACCAAGGGAATCGAACGATGATCTCAGCTGATCGAACTGGGACTTTAACTCAGTCTTCTCTGTCTTCAGGGACGCGTTGGTGTTCCTGAGCCCCTCGGTAGCTGCCTGCACAGCTGCATCAATTTGCTTCTGCAAATCTTCTGCGGGCGGTGCCGGTGCTGCCGGCGGTGGCGAGCTCCCCTCAAACCCCGGGGGGAATTGAGCGGGCATGGAACGGGGATTGTCAAAGCTACGGGTTGGAAACACTATGGCCTTCCTCCTGGTTGGCACTGGCTCCTGGTCACCTACTTCTGTAGGTTGCACACAGTCCCGCTCCTGCGGAAGTCCGTGTACACAATGATCTTACACAGGAACAGTGAGTTACAGCAAACCAGCCCTAATGAATGCCGACCTATGCCTAGCTAAAAGCTGATCAGTCGTAAACTCGTTCCCTACCTCGTCTACGAACTCATCAAGCGACAGCCCACCCCTCCGGAAGAGGGCACCCTTCGTTTTACCCAACCACTCATCCTGGAATGTAGCGCTCTGCCTCCGCATGAAATCCTCGTAAAAGGTCTCGCTGGGGGCAAACCCCACATGCTCATCCAACCACCCATTCCGGGCCTTGGTCACCAAAGCATTACGCTGGGAACGAGACATGGACTGCCATTTAGCGCCAGCCTGCTCTCGAGCAAGCGTTCGGAAGTGGACTCGGCGTTCCTTACCATCTAGGGTGGACGTGACAAAGGGGCGAGTGCCCACCATCCCGATGGCATCTAGCCAAGCCACCATCTGAGACCGGCAGTTTGGGTGTGCTGGCGGACGAGCGCCCGGCGGAATCAACGGGCGTACCCCATCAGGTAGCTCGTGGCCAGGCAATGCCGTGACCCGGCCATCCCGGTTTGCGCAAATGAGTGTCGTCCTGCCATCCAACACAGCCACCCACTTCAGCCCAGTGATCAGGTCCTCATTCTCGTTGAAGAAAGTCTCTCGAGCCGCGTTGGTGATGGCATTCACAGAGGTCCGTGCAAGAAGGGCAGCCTCTCGCCGGCCAATCTGCAGAACCCCATCGGCAAACCCCAGAGCGCGCGTACCACGAATCCGGGCGATAAGACCTTCGATGTCTTCCCCTTCCAAAATGCCCAGTCGCATGGCCTGCTCTACGCGACGTACCTCATCGTTCGCGAACTTGCTGGTCCACTGACTGAGCACCGCGCCGCGGATTGGATACTGAGTAGCCAGTGCCTTGAGCAGCCCTGCAGTGGGAGTTGTCACCCCTACCTCTACAATCGCGACGGCCTGCCGTAGCGCCGCACTGTTGAACGCGCCCTCGAGCACGGCGAGCTCCTTGAGCTCGTCCTTCAGGTCCGAGTGGAGCCGGCGCCACGCATCCTTTCGAATCTCACGCAGATCCGATAGCAGGCGCTCAAGTCGCTTCAGCTTTTGCTTCGAGGCAAAGACGGTGTTGCCCGGGCCAATAGCAAGCTCATCCTCAAGTGAGCGGATCCTGGCAACCAAGTCCTTTTCGGCTTGATTAAGCAGCGTGACAACCCGCCTAACCAGCCCAGCCTTGAGTCCTTCTAGCTCAATGGCGTGCCGGATGATCGCGTCTTGATAGTCATCCTGTGCGGTCACGGCTCATCATCGGGCGGAGGCGCATCTTCTTCTTCTTCTTCCTCCTCCTCCTCCTCCTCCTCATCGGGCAGAGGCGGAAGGTCTCGGCCCATGACCCCGAGTGGCGGATCCTCCTTCTCAATCTCCGCGAGCTCTTCCTCGTAGGTCAGGTTGGTCACACCCGCGGACGCCATGCGCTCATGGATGGACTTGTGCGACAGCTTAAGTCCCTGATTCTTCGCAGAGATGATCTTGACTAGCTCGTCCCCGTCAATGGGAGAAGCCGCAAACTTCAGGTTGGGAAGGAACCGGATCTTTTGGATCACGTCCTCGGCCAACCCACGCATACGGCCCACCATACGGAGTGCCGTCTGCAATCCCAGACCAGCCTCAATCACCAACGACACCAAGGTCACCTGCTGCGCGTTCAGACGCTTCTCTACAGCGACACCCGACTCGCTGGGATTGATCTTATCCACCTGTTCCATCAGGCGACCGCCCTCACGCATGAAGCGCTCAAACAGGTCCTGAATGGATTGGCGATTCATCGGAATACCCTGACCGTCAATATCCAGGTACTTGGCCTGCCCGCCCTGCGGGATCAGCCAAAGCTCTCCGCCACCAACTGTAGTGGGCAGCTCGTCCTTCTCCATATCTGCTGCAATGACAGCCTGCGGATCCCCCTTCACATACAGGGCCCGGTGGTAGGTCGCGGACTTCCGGAAAATCGACAACGCGATCTTGGAGAGGGGCAAGATTGGAATCGGTCCGTACTCGAGGCCCTGTCCGTTTGCGTTCATCACAACGAGGGGGATGAAGTCGAACGGACTGCCAAACAATGTTGGCTGCAGGAAACCTTCTGCGTCCGTGTCATCGTCTGCCACGATCATGGCATCCGCAAGAGCGTTGTCGGCCTTCCACACACGCACGACATAGGAACCGTTGTTGAGTCGAAGCTCCCGGTAGTGGGCAGTGCTCTCCAGGATGTACTCGTCCGAAGGGGTGGGCTCGAGGCGGAACTCCCGAAGAACAATCAGCTCCGGCTTCCCCCCCTGTCGCTTGGTTTCCTCACGCCAGTTGATGAGCGTCTCCGCAACGTAAGGACACAGCACAACCAGATCAGTGTCCTCAAGCACCTCTCCAAGAAGCGAGAGGCGCCCCCCACTCAACAACTCTCGTGTCGTATGCTTCCACAACTGAAGAAGAGTCTGCCCATCCGGAGTCGCAGACTCCATCAAGTACTCCATCTCTTCAGGTAGATCGATCTGGGGCTCGTTGTTGTCGTGAATGATTCCCTGGAACGCTTCAACAGTTGGTCCAACAATCTCCGGGAACTCGGCAAAGCTGGCGTAGAAACTGTAGCGTGTGTGAATCACACGGTTGCCACTGACCAACGCAGTCGTCGCGCCCTCATTGAGCCCGGGAGGGACAGGGAGGTATGTCGTGATCACCTCACAAATACGCTCTTCCCCCTCGACTGTATCGCGGGCTTTTGACCACTTATTGACCTGCCTGAGATAGTCGGGGTGCTGTGTGTTGATGGGCATAGCTCTACATCCTACCTCAGTGGCCGATTAGCTTGGTTGTGACGAACCCGCTCGCGGACCGGTAGATCCGGTAGCGAGTCTCATCTCCGACGTGATCCTCTGCCTCGGTATTCACATCGTCCAGGTCCCTATCATCACGAGGAAGCACAGGAACCGTACGAATGAAGTGCCTGCACGACTCGGCCACGAACAGGCCCGGCTCCTCCCGCGGCGTGCTATCCCCGTTCGGCAACGCGTGTCCCAACATCGTACGGAGCCGCTCCCAGCCGTTCTTTCGGGAGCCGGGGCCCTTGTGGGCCCGGGTCCACCTGATACCCAAGGACTCCATGTCCTTTGCCACGGACATCCCATTTTGGACATCGAAGATCGAGGAATCCGCCGGCCCCGGCCTCACATTCCGGGCAGGGAATCGATTCTCCTCATAACGCTTGATCTCCCGAGCAACATCTCCAGCGGTGGACCGGAGCCCCTCATTAGGTGAGCCATTCCAACCATAGAGCTCACCCACCCGGAACAGGTCCCCCGGGACAGTAGGCGCGCGACGCTTGTCCGGCCAGATGATGTCCGAGCCATCCGACCTTGCCCACCATCCAACGGAATAGGGCTTGCTCGAGCCCCAGTCAAAGCTTCGGTCAATGCGCCACGATCTGGGGATCTCAAAGTCGTCCACCACATGAATTGTTGGATCCCAAATGTCATCAATCATGCCGCCAGCAACAATGTCCCAGCTGCCCTCGATCCACGCAGCGAGCTCTGCAGGGTTTCGTGCGGCACCTCGTACTCGAGAAATATAGCTTGGATCGGCGTGCAACAGCACTCTGTTCTCGTGAAGGCCGGAGTGAATTGCTACGCGGTCCTCTTCTCCCTCGGTCTTGACAATCTTGCCGACGACTCGCCCAGAGCCAACAGGCAGCTGAAAGCGAGCCTTAGTCCAGTTATGCCCTGGCCCATATGGATTCGTCGTAGCACGGATTCGGCTGGGCACCGCCTTCACGGCTGAGCGACAGAGAGAGAACATGACTGTGTAGCAGCGTGGATTTGCCCAGGTGGTAAGCTCTTCAAAGCCAATCCAGGGGTAGCTCGAGCCGTGGTAATTCCAGTAGTCGTCCTCCCTCTGAACGTACGTAAACCGGAGAGACTCCCCGCCAGCAAAGGTCCAGGTCGTTCGCTGTTCGTTGAACTTGGCGGATGGAAAGATCTGGGGGAACCACTTCTTCGACTTTGTGATTAAGTCCGCAAGCTGAGGGTAAGACTGACGAAACAAAATGCCGCGCCACTCGGCTCCCAGCCCGCGGCCTGTATCACGGAGGAAGTCCATGAGCAGAACATCCGTCTTGCCTCCGCCACGAGGGCCTTCGAGCAACGCCTCGAATACAGGGCACGAAAGAAGCGCTTCCTGCCCACCTGGTTGAGGAGCCCACGCGGCAAGATCACGTCCACCATTCCCATCCAACACAAATGGCCGTAGCTCGCCTTCGTGCTCTGCCCACTCTACTTTCGTCGCCAAAGGAGCCTCTGCATCAGAGAGCGCAGGCAACAACCACCCCTACCACAATGGCACACAAGATCAGATCCCAGGGCCACTCTTTGGGGGGCTTGTCGCAGTCCTCTATGTCGTGCATGTAGTCCCCGTTAGGCACCCTCATCTCCAAAAGGCATTGGGTCGTGATGCTCTTCATTCGCCACAACGCCGCAAGGGCAAAGGGCGTCTCCCTCCCGCACATGTGCTGGTGGATACTCGATACAGAGCTGTTGCCCACGCACGCATTCCGTGATTAGCTTGTCTTCCCCGTCTCGCACAAGCTCCCCGTCAAGCCGCATGTACCGCTCGTACCAACCCGTTTCATCGTCTGCAGCAATTATGTCCTGCAGAATTTCATCGGTAGCCAAGTCACGAACACGGGCCTCATACCAACGATCCGTTTCATTAACGCGGGCATACACCATCACGGCTGCTCTTCAAGCGCAGTCAACAGGCGGGCGAGAAAATGGATCATGGCCGGATCAACATCAGGGTCATCAATGAACGCCGCCTGTGCGAGATCAAGAGCCTCTGGGCTAGGTTCGATGCCACCCAGCACGGACTGCAAAAGCACATCCGAAGTGAGTTCCTCGAGGACAGCCTGCTTAGCCTCAGTCGTTTCGGCTGCCTCATACTTCAGATAGGCCGATAGCAGCTGATAGTTGGACGGGCGAGGAGCAGCACAACCAAGAACACAGAGAATCAGAACTGCAATCAGGGTTTTCATGATGAACCTAGTTCGAGGGAGCTTTGGAGAACCTGTCTTCCCAACTCTGGGCAGACTCGGCCTGGCCACCAACAACAAGCACCCCTCCCGTGACGTTCACGTCAGCCTGGACGCGATCACGATACTCGGGCACGTGGCGCTTGGCATGAGCGAGCAGGAGCTGGTCACTGTACTTGCGCAGCCAACCAACCACGATGCCCTGGAAGAACACAGGCTCCTCAACACCCTCCAGGCCACGCCTACGGATTTCACCGTCAATGCGCTCACGGTAGCGATTGAGCGCTTCTCCGCACGCGGCCTTGAACTCCGGATCTTTCCTGGTGTGGGCCTGGATGGTAGCTGTGGTAACCCCGACCTGATAGGCGCAACTGGACTGCTGCCCACTACGGGAAAACAGCTCCAGATATCTTGCCTTGGCTCGCTCGTCAAAGAAGCCATACGACCGGGGCTTTGGGTTCTCACTGGTCATGTGGACCAGTATAGAGAAAGGGCGCTATTCCTCGAACTCGAGGTACAGGGGCTCCTCTAACTGGCGCAGGAACTCTTCAAAAAGCTCTGTGCTATCAAACCTAGCAGTGATGGTGCCCTCTACCCTAAAGTGGCTAAGATCAAACCCGCCCAACTCTCCTAGGTGCTTATCCGGATTGACGCCATAGCTCATGTCTATACTCTCTACCACATAGCGCCTTCTCCTCAGCCGGCGCTTCCGGGCACACCACAACAGCCGCTGAGGAAACGCCCTCCATGCGGGGGCCCGCTCCAATAGATAGATGGCTGGGCTCATTGTCTAAATAGCTTCCAAGTATGGGGGAACTCCTGGGCCACGATATCGCCAACGGCATTGGCGAACTGCCGGATCTCCCACTGAGCCGCAGGGTCCATGCGCAGGGTCAGGAACGCGAGCCAGTTGCGGAGGTTTGCGGAGGCCCGCATCCTCGAGTAGCGACCGACGGGCATGCCAAGACGGGCAAGCTCTTTGGGGATGCCTTGGGACAGGGCATGAGCATAGGCCTTCTCGAATGCAATGTAGCTCGCCTGCAGCTTCATCCGAAAAGCCTCGGCTTCGTTGCGTGTCAGCTCCTCTGCCCCCTTCACCGCGCCGGCCTGCTTGTTCTTATCCGCAGTGTGCATTAAACGATCAATTGTGGGTAGATAATTGAGATCCGGCAAGGGGGCGTAGCGCGCAGACATCTCGTTGTAGGACTGAGTGCGATGCCGATGCCATTCCCTAAACACCATGATTGGTGCCTGCACCTCGATCACCATGCCGGCGAACTCGAACGGCGTGGCATGGTTGTACTTCATCAGGTGCGCGAGCAAGCGCTCGTCCTTCTCCCAACCGCGGAAGGACCCCTGCGTGCTCTGGCGCGCCGCCTCAACCATGCCAGCCTCGGGCTCGTTTGCTTCTCCATGGCCCCACGTCTCGATCAATCTGACGTAGCCGTGGTCAAGGACGTTAATTTGCACTTGCCCACTCCTGCGCCGCACGCTCTGCTTCCTCGTACTCAGGAGTGAGGGGAGCCTCTCCGATGTCCTGCCCAATACGGTAAGTGGCCCAGAGCCGGTGGCGAATGAGTGAAGGGAGCTTGGCCAGGTGCACTCGGCACGCCCATCGATCAGGCTTAACCATCAGCTCACAGCCCGGCCAGTTGCACTCATGTGGCTGGGACTTCAGCGGCGGGGGCTTGCGTTGGATGTGACTT